ATCAGCAAAGATAAAACTGTATTGTCTTTTGATGGTATTGATAAAGCAATCGACAATGCAATGAATAAAACTACTTACAAAGGTAAGGTAGTTAATGAAAAAGCATTTGATAAATTGGCATCAGCTAAAGCAGAGATTGATGCTTGGAAACAACTAGACCCTGTTGAGTTTCATACTCCAGAAGGTCTTGATAAACTAAAGCAAAAAGTTGGTGCAATTCTTGAGGATATTCCTTTTGAGCAAAAAACTGCATTGACTGCTGTGAATGAAGTTTATAACGGCATCAAAAACGAGATTAAAAAGCAAGCACCAACATACGCAAAAACAATGCAAGCGTATTCTGAGGCTACAGATTTAATTCGTGAAATTGAGCGTTCTTTGTCTTTTGGAAATAAAGCGACTATTGACACTCAAATGCGTAAATTGCAATCTATCATGCGTAACAATGTCAACACCAATTGGGGACAGCGCATGAATTTGGCTCAACAACTTGAGCAAGCTGGTGGTCGCCAGATGATGCCAGCATTAGCAGGTCAGGCATTAAGCAACTATGCACCTCGTGGATTGCAAGGTGCTTCATCTGTTCCTACTGCTTTGTTGGCTGGTAGTGTATTAGGTAGTCCAGTAATTCCTTTGTCATTAGCTACATCATCTCCTCGTTTGATGGGAGAGGCAGCTTATGGTGCAGGTCGTGTTGCTAAAGGGCTTCTTGATATGCAAGGAAAAATGCCAAACATAGATTACCCAACTATGTTCAACTTGTTATATCAAGCTGGACAACCAAGAAAAATTGATTTAACTGGTATGGCTAACCCCGATTGAGGAATAGATAATGGCAAAGACCAAGATTTCAGAATACAGCAGTACCGCAGGGAACAATACTGACATTAACAGTATTAACCTAGCGGAGGGCATGGCCCCGAGTTTGGTCAACAATGCCATCCGTCAATTGATGGCTCAGTTGAAGAACTTTCAAGATGGTTCTGCTGGCGACAATGTAACTGTTGGTGGTAACTTGTATGTGACTGGCACATCTACCATGACAGGTGCGATTACTGCTTCTGGTGGTATCAATGGCAATCTAACATCGTCTTCTGCAACGATTACTGGCGGTACTATCAATGGTGCTGTTATCGGTGGTTCATCTGCTCAAGCAATCACAGGAACGAATGTAACGGCTACTGTCGGCTTTACTGGCCCTCTCACAGGCGCAGTAACAGGCAATGTAACTGGTAATGTCACAGGTGCTGTAACAGGTAATGTGACTGGTAACCTGACAGGCAATGTCACAGGTAATGTAACGGCTGCTTCTGGTACTTCAACATTCAACAATGTGACCATCTCTGGCTCATTGGACATGGATGCAGGTACATCAGCAACCATTACTGGCTTGGCAAACCCTGTAAACGATTCTGACGCTGCCAATAAGGGTTATGTAGATGCACTAGCCCAAGGTATTGATGCTAAAGCCTCTTGTGTGGTGGCTACAACGGCTAACATCACTTTGTCTGGTACACAAACCATTGATGGCATTGCAGTATCTGTTGGTGACCGAGTTCTGGTTAAAGACCAATCTACTGCTTCACAGAATGGTATCTATCTGTGCGCATCTAGTACATGGACTAGAACAACAGATGCAAACACATGGGATGAGTTGGTTGCTGCTTTTACCTTTATTGAGAAGGGTACGACACAAGCCAACAATGGTTATATCTCAACGATTACTGCTGGTGGTACTTTAGGCACTACAGCAGTTACCTTTGCTCAATTCTCTGGTGCAGGTCAGATTACTGCTGGCGCAGGTTTGACAAAGAGTGGTAACACCATTGATGTTGGTACAGCGTCTTCTAGCCGTATTGTTGTTAACTCAGACAACATTGATTTGGCGACTTCTGGTGTAACAGCAGGAACATATAAGTCTGTAACAACAGATGTTTATGGACGAATTACAGCAGGTACTAATCCAACTACTCTGAGTGGTTTTGGTATTACAGATACTTACACATCTGCCCAGATTGATACGCTGTTTGGCTCAACAGAATCTGCTGCAACAAGTGCTGCTGCTGCTGCGACTTCAGCCTCTAACGCTTCAACGAGTGCTACAAATGCCTCTACAAGCGCAGGAAATGCCTCTACAAGCGCAACGGCTGCTGCTGCTAGTGCAACGGCTGCTGCTGCCTCATACGACTCGTTTGATGACCGATATTTAGGTGCTAAATCAACTGCACCATCTGTTGACAATGATGGTAATGCTTTGTTGACTGGTGCTTTGTACTGGAATACAGCGACAAACACTTTGTATGTTTGGACAGGTTCAACTTGGACACAAGCAGCTTTTACAGCTAGTGGTTTTGCTACTTTGACAGGTGTTGAAACCCTGACAAACAAGACCCTGACAAGTCCAGTACTGACAACTCCTCAGTTGGGAACACCTGCAAGCGGTACTCTTACAAATGCTACAGGTCTTCCTTTATCTACTGGTGTAACAGGAACACTTCCTATTGCAAATGGTGGTACAGGTCAAACCACTTTGGCAGCAGCAAGTATTGCTACATATACTGGAACAGAGACTCTTACTAACAAGACTCTGACAAACCCAACAGTAACAAACTATGTAGAGACTCCTTACACAGCAAATAGTTCTACAGCCATTACTTTGGCTTTGACTAACGGCACAGTACAGATTATTACCTTGACTGGTAATGCAACTATTACAATGCCAACAGCTACAAGTGGTAAGTCTTTCATCATGTACTTGAAGCAAGATGGAACAGGCTCACGCACAGTTACTTGGTCAACAGTTAAGTGGGCTGGTGGTACTGCACCAACAATCACATCTACTGCAAGCAGACAAGATATTTATTCTTTCTTTGCAGATGGTACAAACTGGTATGGTGTCGTTGTTGCACAAAACTTTACGCCATGATGCACCAACCATATCTTTATAAGTTGACTCAGAAATCTACTGGCAAATGGTATGTCGGTAGCAGGACTGCAAAAAACTGCAAGCCAGATGAAAAATACATTTGTTCATCTCGTCATGTATTGCCTATTTACAAGGCAAATAAAGAAGATTGGACTCGTGAAATTTTGGTAATTGGCCCTGCTGATTACATTCGTGATTTAGAAGCTAAGTATTTGTGTGCATTAGATGCAAAACACGATAAAAACTCTTTTAATTTGCACAATGGTGATGGAAAATTCACTACTGCTGGTAAAAAGTTAATTTGTTATCCTGCTCATTTGTTTACAAAAGAAAACCTTATTAAAAAAGGATTAGGAACAAAAAGAGCATGGGACGAAGGTTTGTATGATGACATAAAAAAGATGTTAGGTGATGAAAACCCATCCAAGCGTCTTGAAGTAAGAATTGCAATATCTAAGGCGTTGACTGGAAAACAAGGTGGAAGAATGACTGGAAAAACACACTCACCTGAGACAAAAGCGAAAATGGCAGAAGCTAGGCGTTTGTATTGGGCTAACCGCAGGGAGAATGTTTAATGTTTGCAGCAGGTAAAACAGCAGCAGTCTCTGGTGGCGCACCAGACGATAAATTTAACTACGTCACTATGCTATTGCATGGTGATGGTACTAATGGCGCACAAAACAATACATTTGTAGATAGCAGTACAAACAACTTAACCATTACTCGTAACGGCAATGTATCGCAAGGCTCTTTCTCTCCTTACGGGTCTGGTTGGTCTAATTATTTCAATGGTTCGTCTTCAACACCACTAAATTTTCCAGATAACAATGGATTTACATTTGACGCAGATTTCACAATAGAGGCTTGGGTTTTTCTAAGCAGTACAAGTGCTTTTCAAGTTGTCACTAGTAAATGGGATGTAGGCGGTCAAGAATGGCTACTTGCAGTAGATGCGAATGGTGTTGCAGAATTTCATTGGGCCCCATATAGCGAAGGTGGCCCTGCAATTGAAAGTTCTTCTGGTGCTGTTACTGCAAATCAATGGACTCATCTTGCCGCAGTTAGAAGTGGTAGCACCATTACACTTTATGTTAATGGCACTTCTGTTGGCACTAGAACAAACGGCACGGCAGGAACTAATAGAACAACATTAGTTACGATTGGCTATTTGCAATACTTGGGCGGTGACAAGCTGACAGGGTATGTCAGCAACCTGAGAATTGTGAAAGGCACAGCAGTATATACATCAACATTTACGCCAAGCACTACACCACTTACAGCAGTATCAAATACTCAATTATTGACCTGCCAAAGCAATAGGTTTGTTGACAATAGCACAAACAACTTTACAGCGTCAGTCAATGGTGCAAGCGTCCAACGCTTCAACCCATTTGGTGCTTCTAGCGCATACTCCACAAGCGTTATTGGTGGGTCAGGGTACTTTGATGGCACTAGCGACAGCTTGACATATACAGGTGGAAGTTCACTCAATTTTGGTACTGGCGACTTTACGATTGAATTGTGGGCGTATCTTGCAAATACTGGAACTTACAGCCCATTTTTACGTCCTGACGATAGTGGTGCGTTTCCTGAGTTTGGCTATAACTTCTCAACTGGTCAATTGCAATTTGATGCTAGAAGTGGAGCGATTGCTGCGGTTACAACGACCATGCCAACAAATCAATGGGCGCATATTGCTGCGTGCCGCTCTGGAACAAACCTTCGCTTATTTATAAACGGCACACAAGTTGGTAGTACAACAACAAACTCGACAAACTTTGGTTCTACTACTGGAACAATTCGTATTGGTGGAAGTAGTTTTAGTGGAAGTCATAATGTTAACGGCTATGTATCAAACTTCCGTGTACTCAAAGGAACTGCTCTTTACACAACCACTTTTACGCCCCCTACTGAACCACTAACAGCAATCACAAATACAACATTGCTTCTTGGAATGACCAATGGCGCAATCTTTGATAACGCCATGATGAACGACTTAGAAACTGTGGGTAATGTACAGATTTCTACAAGCGTTAAGAAGTTTGGAACAGGGTCTTTAGCGTTTGATGGGTCAGGGGATTATCTTGCTGGGCCTTATAACCCAAATGTTGACTTTGGTACTGGAGACTTTACTGTTGAATTTTGGTTCTATTTTAATGGTTCTGTTACAGCAGCAGGTTTTGTTGGTAGCAAAAACACAGGAGGAATGGATTTTTCATTTACAAGCAGTTCATTGCGAATAGGTCGAATTAATACTGCATGGGATAGCATTTTTTCTTGGTCACCTAGCGCAAACACTTGGTATCACATTGCATATACAAGAAGTAGTGGAGTAGCTAGAGCATTTGTAAATGGAACGCAAGTAGATGCAAATTCAAGCAATACAAATAACTATTACCCGAATGGCGGTATATATGTAGGAGTTGCTGCGCCTCCTGACAGATATGTTAATGGCTATATAGATGACCTACGCATAACCAAAGGCTATGCTCGATACACAAGCAACTTCACAGCACCTACTGCTGCTTTCTCTGACAAAGGCCCATATTAAGGAACATCATGCAAATTGCAATCTTAACTAACCCAATCACAGTAGGCGATTATCGTGAACTGTTTAGCAATACATCATTCCCCACGAGTGGCCCAAGTGATGAATTCTTGACTGCTAACAATGCAAAGAAAGTTAACGCTTTCAAAGCACATGACAAGCTAACTCAGAAGTTGGTTTCATGCTCACCTTATGATGATGGTGAATTTGTTTCTGTTGTCCAAGTGGCAAGTTTGAGTGCTGAAGAAATCCAAGCAGCTAAAGACTCTGCAATGGCACAACTTAGAGCCACTCGCAACTCATTGTTGACAGCTTGTGACTGGACTCAGATTCCTGATTGCACCATTTCCAAAAAGACTGAGTGGGCAACATATCGTCAGGCATTGCGTGACTTCCCTGCAACTGTTTCTGATGCACGAGTTAATGTTGAATTCCCTCATAATCCTGATTGGGTTGAGCCTACATTATGACAAACGAAGCAGTATCAACAAAAATAGCATCAGCAGCTACTTATGGTGGCTCTAGTGCAGCAGTCATCTTTGGTTTAACAGCTAATGAGTTTGCTGCTGTGTCTGGTGTTGTCATTGCTTTGTGTGGTTTGTTGGTTAACATCTACTTCAAGCATCAACACTTGAAAATTGCGAGAGCATCGGCTAAAGCTGATGAACAAGAAAAATGATGGAATGGGCTGAAGCATTTATTGCAGCAGCCTGTGTCACTTGCTTTGTTATTTTTTGCACATACATGGTTTTGTTGTGCTTTCCTTGATTTTGGCTGTATCTATTGAATACAGGTGTATTAAGTGGGTTTGGGTTGGCGATGTGTACAACCGAAAGACCTACTGTATTGAATGGAAAAAGGTTGAAAGAAAATGATTCCATTAGACCCGATAGCAGCACTCGATGGTTTGCAAAAAGCCATAGGGATGGTGAAAAAGGCTAGTAAGGTAGCCAATGATTTAGGCGGTCTTGCCCCGATGCTGGGCAAGATGTTCGATGCCAAGAGTGCTGCTACAAAGGCTATGCTTCAAGCCAAGCAGTCTAAAAAAGGCTCGAATATGGGGACTGCACTCCAAATCGAGATGGCCCTAGAACAGGCTCGTGCGTTCGAAGAAGAACTCAAACAGCTATTCATGGTTTCGGGAAAAATTGACGTTTGGAACAAGATTAAGACTCGTCAAGCAGAGATGGACTTGGCAGACGCTAAAGAGATTAGCGCATTAAAAGCACAGGAAAAAAAACAGAAGCAAGAAGAACGAGAGCAAATGGAGATGGTGGCTCTTATTGGAGGGATTGCGTTCGTAATTCTTCTCGTTGGTATCGGCATAAATGAGATGATGGATTTCTGCCAAGCAACTAAACGCTGTGGGCGATGAATGAGTACCAGAAACAATTTGACCTGTTTCTCAAAGTATTCGTGCGAATGTGTGTCGCATGGTGGGTTGTTGGTTTTCTCCGCTTTCTTCCTGATGATTTGTCTGACAAAATAGTAAATAAATTTCTAGCTTACATAGGACTAGGATGAAAATCACTACTTATCAAGCCAATGCAAGGATGTTGTGGGAGGCTCATAGGGTGATACACCAACAAAATATGCAAAGACTTGCTGAGTTAAATCGTCAAGCTGAACAACAAACCAAAGCCTATGAAGTAAAGACTCAATGGGTTAAGGCTAATTCTGTGGATGTGATGGCATGAGATATTTACTCTTACTACTTCTGTTGACTGGTTGTGAAGACAGATACAGGTACAAGTGTCAGAATCCAGACTTCTTCCATGCTGAAGAATGTCAAAAGCCTAAGTGCTTATTTACTCAGCAATGCCCAGAATACTTAGTAGCACCAATTCTTGAGAAAAAGGTTAACGATGTTCAACAGCCAGAAGCCAAACCTAACAACTGAAGAATTCGAAGTCCGAGTGTGGGGCTTTGTGGTCATTGTGGTGACCTGCATCTTGTGCTTTATTGTGATTGCACTTTTGTACTCTGTGACCTTTGTGACGCAACCAATCAAGAGCATGGCCCCGATTGACCAAGCCTACACCAAGATGCTCAACGACATTGTTCTGCTGATTGTTGGCGGTATTGGTGGTGTGATGACCAAGAGAGCAGCAGGTGCAGCAGCAAAGGCTTTTGGCGCACCACAGCCTCCA